ATCTCGTGCAGGGATTGCGCGTGCCGAAATTTCTTGAGCGCGCGGGCGATTACTCATACGGCCTGTACCTTTCGCACACCATCTTCATTGCCGCAGCGATGTACCTGATGGTGCGTTTCGCACACGGCGCACCGCTCGCCGCTTACTTCATTGCAGCGATTGGTGTCGCCCTGGCCGCTGGTCTGACATTCGGTGCGGCCGAGTTCGTGTTTCACTCGACCGTCATCAAAGGCGCGTTGCGGCGCATGCCGTCACGGAAGCTGGTAGACGTTCATCCAGACAGCACCGACCGAGTTCGACAAGGCGACGGCGCTGCCGCTGTTCTGGAAGGCATTCAGCACGATCGTCTGACCTGACGTGACGTTGACGATCCCGCTCACTTGGACAACGTTGGTCTGCTGAGTCGTGTTGGACATTGGCGCGAAGCCCTGAAGCGTCGTCGGCGACCCGTTCACATATACGGTTGCCTTTAACTGGCCGGATGCACCTGCTCCTGCAATCGCCCCCCATGTCAGTTGCGCGGTTACAACATAATAGCCAGTGGTGGGCGCGGTGAAAGTGCCGGTCGACGTCGTGAAATTGCTGTTGACGTCGATTCCGGCAGTCCAGCCAGTAACGGCTGTGTTCGCTGCGCTCGGGATGCTTTGGGCGCTGGTGTTGGTTGCGAACACCTTCGCAAGCGAGTTCCCCTTCAGGGTCGTAAAGGTGCCGGCAGCGGGCGTGGTTCCACCAATGGCGGGCGGCGAAGCCAAATACGTGCTGAACCCCGTGCCGCTCACGGTGCTGCTGGCGGACAACGTTGTGAAGGCGCCGGTCGATGCCGTCGTTGATCCAATCGGGCCGGGCGCTGCGAACGTGGCGCCGCCGAGTTGTGCCGCGTTGACTGACGTATTGCAGGTAAATCCGGTGCCGGCGGTCCAATTCAGCGAACTCGATGACGTGCTGCAGCTCGGCATGGCGAACGCCGTAGGACTGGCTCCCGAGCCTGTTACGTTCGCCACCACCGTGTTTGAGGCCTGCGCAGCGAGCGCCGTGACTGCGACATTGCCCCATGCGGGCGCCGACGTCGGGCCGGTCGACCGGATGACCTGACCAGAGGTTGAGCCAGTCGGATTAAGCAGCTGTACGGGAACAGTCGTCGCGGCGATCGCAGAAAACGATAAAAGCGCGGCCAATGCGCCAGCGAAAATTCGTTTCATTGTTAATGTCCTCAAAGCTGCGAAGTGTTAAGTGCCGTCTTGGTCGATGGTCCTGCTGTGTGGATTGCCGATCCACCTGAGAAATTGTTTTGAGCAAAGGTGCGGTTAGAAGTAATTTCGTTGCTTGTCGGTGCGCCGGTGCCGAAGTCCAACTCGGCGATACCGTATGTCAGCGCATTAATCCCCACATCTACAACTGTATTCCCAGCAACTGGATTGGCTTGCGTCTGCGTCGCAGAAAGCATGATCCCGGCTAAGTTGTCTGTGCCGCTAGCGGTAGCAGCTTTCTTTTGGTTGCAGTTAAAAACGAGGTTCCCGCGCAGAGGCGAGTGCTGTACGCCGAACGTAGATGAACCAGCATAGGCAATGCCGCAACTACCTGAATTCACGACACTATTGTCGAGCACTTCTAGTCCAAAGCAATTCCTAGAGTTGGCAAAGAAACTCATGCCGTAGTCAAAGCTACTTCCACCGCCAACAGCCCATAGCGCTCTATTCCCAATGACTTTGATGAAGTTGCTGTCTTCGACATTGAGACCTTCATGAATGCTTTCGGAGCTGATGTTGTTATGCAGAATTCCGCCTTCGCATTGATTTGCGCTAAAACCGAATGTACCGGCAGAAATGCTTCTGTTATCGTGCCCGTTGAAGTCTTGGCAGAAGTTAAACGCAACGCCGTGAGCGATGCTGGACGCGCCATTCCCTTGGGTGTAGCAGCCAGCGATTTCGGTCCCAATATCGAGAACAGCAAGAGAGCTTCCGGAGGCAATGATGCCGCCACCCTTGTAGTCGATCACATCGCAACCGAGAACCTTATTACGGCTACCGAGCGCAAGGGAAATCCCGTTATATCCAGCGCCCTGAAGGACCAGATCGGTAATCTTGGTCGATACGCAGGACGCGCCGAGCAGCACAGTCAGTCCGCCGTAGGTGACGGATGGCGCCTGGAACTGCAGGCCGCTAATTTCGGCGTTGGTGAGCCCGGCCGCAGTTAGCCAAGTCGAGAAGCCAGCGCCCGTAGGAACCGACGGCCCCGGCACAATCGTTACTCCCGGCCGCGCAGTGAGCAGCCTGAGCGTTGAAGGCAACGTGCCAGGGTTGAGCGCGTATGTGCCCGCCGTGAACTCGACCTCTGGATTTGCCGCAATGGCACGCAAAAGCGCTGGCATGTCATCAGTTACACCATCACCAGCCGCGCCGTATGCGCGCGGGTCCGCCGTGCGCTTGACGACGAAATAGATGTTGCTGCCCGGCGCGAGCTTCGCATCGGTGACGGTCGCGTCTGAGGGCGATCCGATCGACCGAGCCTGCTTCCCACGCACGATGATCTTAGAGATCCCGGTGGGAATGGTCGGGCTGAACCCTAGCACCTGACCGGTCAGAGTGCAGTCAAGCTGCGGCACGGCGTCAGCATAAACATCAAGGTCATTGATCGACGCATAGTTTCCAGTCAATGTGATGGACATTCCGCCGGGCAGAAATGTGCCTGCCGTTACGCCATCACCTGGAACAAATGCTTCTGCTGTCGCACTAATTGCAACGGCAGTCTTCAATTGTGCGACTGTCCCTTTGACGGTCGCCCCATTCTGGGTCATGAAAACCAGATCGGCATCCGTGAAGCCAGTAGCATCCGGAAAGTCGGGAAGGCGAACGCCTGCGCCTGTTGGCATGGAATTGGTCTCTCAGAAACAAAAAATCCGCCCAAAGGCGGCTGGTTGCGCATCGATTGATTTATTTATACAGTCGGCGCAACGGGCCAGTTGGGTAATGCTTGCGTAAGGTCGATGCGATTAACAGCAATGCGGTACTGCTTCCACTGCCTGAGCGACGCGGTTTCAGCGTCGGTCGATTCGCCCAGATCTGAGGCATCCTGCAGCGGCCCGATCGCGAGAGCAGCAGTGCTCAAGAGCGCGTCGCGCTGAGATGTGTTTGCCTGCATCAGCGCATCGCCTGTCAATGGCTTTGGTGCAGCGGCCTCATCGGCCTGCGCCTTCGTGCACGGAGACAAGGTTTTTGGCACATCGGCAGATCCCGATGGCGAAGAAGCAACGCCTGCGGAGACGGTGACATCATCGTCGAATGCCCACGCATTGCCGGTCGCGCTATCAATAAAATATTGCATTCCGATTTCCTATTAACGCAGTTCTTTCCAAGAGGAAAAGGACACGCTGCCGGTAGTGATGATGCTGTATGTTGCGCCAGCCGGGACCACCCCCGTCACACCGATCGCAATCGCTGTCGTTGCGCCAAAACTCACAGCGCTTTCAGCACCATTGATGACCAGGCCCATCGCGCTAGTGTTGGCCGTAGTAGAGCCGAACACATACACAACAATCGGCTTCCCGGTGCTGTTCGTGTACGTGGTGTTTAAGGCACGCGTTGCCGTCACATCGGTGTATGTCTGACCGATGCCGAATGTTTGGCTTTGTGCGGAGAAGCGCGCCTGAATTGCCGCGAGAACCTGATTATTCGTCCCCTTTACTGGCGTAATACTGGCTGCAGACAGGATCGCTAGCAGCTCCGCCTGCAAGGCGTTAAACCAGTCCGCGTCTAGGATCGTGGCTGGAGTACCGGTAGCAGGATTTCCGCCGGTGAACCAACCAGGCGTTCCAGCAGCCGCAGGAGTCGGCTGTGCAATGACACTGCCACTCGAATCTATTTGGTACATATGGGTCCTGTTTCTTGTCTCAAATCACTACCGGGCGGCCATCAGACGTGAGGACAGGATGTCCAAAGTCACCGACCACCGAGTTATCGAAAATCTCTGTGAGGTATTTGAACAGCAGTATGGTGTGGGCTGGCTTCACGTCATTCAGTTCACACTGCAAGACAGCGTTTCCCCAACTGGCCAGCGGCTCGCCCGCGGCCGATTGGCCGGCACGTGCATATGTCACGCTGCTGAGCGGGAGACCGACGGACCACGCAAACGCCCAGTCTTTCCCGTAATCAGCATCTCCGCATCGGGCCTGACTCGCCCTGGCTGGCGCAAAATTCTCGATTGAGATTTGGTAGCCAAGATTGGCCGCGAAGTTGACGAAATAAGCGACCGACTGGCCGCCGCTATTCGAAAGCCTCGCCACGACCTGATTTCGCCGTTGCTGGATCGTTGGCGCCGTGCCGGCGCACGGATCAGGCAAGCCGAGCGTCGCCTCCCATTCAGGAAGCAGTTCGTACGTCGTCGCCGGGAAGGCATCGACAAGCAGGTAATTCGCTCGAGCGGTGCTCCGCGCATAGATCTGTGTCAGACCAGTGAACACCTCTGCCTGGACTGCATCTGAGTCGCGCGGCCACACTCGACCGCGTGGCATCAAAACCTGAAACGCGCGAAGAAAGTCGGCTGAAGTGAGTGTCGGTGCTGGCATCACTCACCTCATGCGTTAAATGTCACAGCGCCGAGAACAGGCAGGGCACCTGTGGCGCTAGTGATGTTCCCTGTAGGCACGGTGATGACGAATCCCTCGGTGCCCGACACTGCTGCGATGGCCGACTCAATATCCGAGATGTAGATCGTCCCGCCAGGTACGCCGTTTTGCAGGAAGACGCCTGAAATTGCAGCCGACACCGCGTTCTTCGTCGTCGTGCTCCATGACGATGTGCCGGTGAGCGTGAAATTGACCGAGTTCGCCGTCGGCGCGCAGGCATAGACAAGCGCCGTCACCGGCTGCACTACATAGATGTAATTCGCAACAGTCAGTTGATCGCCGGTCGCTGCTGCCGCCCGCGTTTCCGTAGCGGCAACGCCATTCGTGCCTTGCGGGAAACCGCCGTGCGCCGCTTCAGCATTGTCGAACATCACATACACGACGACCGTCCCTGCACCGAAGCCGTTCGGGTTCACCCATGCGCGCGTCACGCCAGCAACTTGAAGCGCCCACGTCACGTAATCGGATTTCGATCCGCCCTGTGGCGATGCCTGAAATGCCGCCATCACGCGGCTATAAAAGGCGTCCTGGGTCTCGACGTCCGCGCCGCCCGTGAATGCAGCCGCGGCAGTGCCGCCCGACTGGATACCCGTGACCGCGGTGCCGAGCGTCAATACCGTTCCGGCGTCGCAATTGCCCGCCGCACCCGGCGTGCTTGCGGTGACGGAAACCGTGACAGACGACCCGGACACGGTTGCGTCCGCATTCGTCGTGTAGATGAAGCCGTCGCCGCGAACGACCTCTGTGCCAGCCAGAATGGTTCCCGAAGAACCCGCAAACGTTGCGGAAC